ATTGCGATACGAATTGGTGGTGTACCAGATGAACTATTAACACACATTCCAAACTGAGTTATTGTCATTGATTTTTCAGCGGTAAATACAATCATTACGTATTGACTTGCAGCTGAAAAAGCAAATGACGGTTCTGATCCAGATGTCGGTTGATACGATGACCCAAACCTACCAATCAGATTTAGAATCATGACGCAACAACCCATATGTCATCAGGATCACTAATTGACAACGTAGCTGTTTTTCCTGCGTTTTTTTGTTCAGAATAATCCATAATTAATAATGCACGGAGTAAGTCACGTATCTGAGGAATTAATGCGTTGCAATATGTTTGTAAAGCCACATCATTGTCAAACACAATACAGTCAGATTCATTCCACCAGACGATAATGCGACCATCTGGTAACTGATCAGCTTTAACTAATTGCGCTGACTCTGAATAGGTCATTATTTTCCAAGACCTTTAATGAATCGTTCAGCAACAGCATTAACTAACTGAACTGACCTAAGACCTAACGTACCTATTGCAAATGCAACTCCTACCACTTGTTCAGGAGTACTCCAATGCATTTCTTTAGCAATCAGCGGGGTCAAGTACACTGCCGAAACAGTACCGACAACAACGCCAGCTAGACCTTGCCAGACGTTCTTGACTTTGGTTTTATCCCACCAGTCCGTACCGGCTACAGCGCCAATTGCTCCAGCGATGACTTGCTCTTTATCCATCGATGTCCCTCGTCGTTTCACTGACTTTTCTCACCTCCGGTAGTTTAACTGAAAACACTGGTAGGTTGCTATCTTGACGCATGAAGAAGGCAATCAACGCAGTTGTCATTGCTGGTATACCAGCGCGTATGCCTTCTATGCTACACAATAATAAGCTGCGCGTCACCATGCCAAATGACGCATTGTCAGGTATATGCTGTGCTTTCCACGCAGCATCAAACTCAGGAGCAGCTGAAGCAGTAAATGCACCAAGTGCTAAAAGTATTAATCGACTCCATGCAATATTCACTATTTGCCTCCAGCTGGCATTACTGGCGGGACAGCAAATGGACCACCGGGCATTTTTAGCGATGCGTCTAGTTGTTGCCATAAAGTTAATCTTGACATGTCATACCAATCTTTCCAGAATGATCTGCCAACAAGAGATGGATCGTCAAAATTTTTCAAAGCAATTTTGGCAGCGGCATACGCAGGTAATGCTTTTAAAAGAATATCGTCAGGAGCAAAACTAAAATTTCCGGATCCAGTTGAAATTTTAGTTACAATTGATGGGCCAGTAATTGATGGCGTCACTGATACTGAAGGGGTTGGATACAAACCTATGTTATACGGACCAATGCGATACCAATGTGTAGGTGTACCAGTAGATGTCACATAAGACGTATTGTAAGCATATAATTCAGATTCACCACAGTGTATTAAAGTTGATCCACCGATAGTTACGATTTGAGGAAACCATACTGTTTTATCTGCAAATGTATTTGACCTTGATGTTGTTGCACTTAAAGCTTCTGTAGCTGGCTGATAACAACATGTTCTACACATTTCCATTGCGCCTTCATTAAGAAAATCAACAAGGCCTTGATCTGATGAAATAGTATATGTGGCACCACCAGATCCTGTTGCGCCATTTCCTGTAGCAACCTCACCAACTACAGATAAATTTGTTTCATTAAGCAACCGCAATGTTTCTGTACGTAGTGCGCTAAATCCAACAGCCATTACACAGCCCTCCTAGCATATGTTGCAGCATATGATTCAACAGCACCTAGCCGATCCATGTATTCATTTTTAAAAATTGTAATACCATCGCCATCGCGCATTTGCAGACATCTCATATATAACGAACCATATATAAGACAATCTTGTGCTACGTCTGGAAGTGGGCATTCAGTGTTATCGGTATTTACAATTGCTACGCCGGATGCATCATAGGCCCACGTGTCTCCGGGTTGAGCATAACCTTCAATCAATAAACCTTGCGTTATAAGCGATGATGGAGCTGGATAAACACTAATGCCATTCATGCCGCGTAACGCAACAACTTCTGGTAATTGTTGTGTATCTCTATACTTGTATTCATCCAACATTTGATTACTAAAATTTAGCAGTTGTGGCTGAAAATAATCACCGTCTACATCTTTAATTTTAACGACACGTATTTTGTAAATATCTGGAGCACAATAATCATGTACTCCTGCTTCTAAATCTAAATAACGTCGGCCAACCAAACAGTCAGTTTTTCGACATATTTGATTGGCCGTTTCAAAAATAACAAACTCTAGACCAAATGGATCACGATCGGCTTCAGAGCCAAAGTAATTTCGGCCCATCATTCTAATACGTTGTTTTATTTGGCCTAGAGTCATGTCATTTACCTAGCAATACCAGTGCGAGCAACTGATAAGTACGCATCACGAATAACCGCATAACCGGCTGCACTAGCACCCTGATAAACGGCTAAACGAATGTATGGTTTAGCAGATTGTCCAAGAGGAATAATAATCTGTGCACCAACAGTACTACCGCTTGTTGCAACCTTTGTGAAGGTTAATGCTGGCGTCGCGCCTGCTACAAGAGTAATAGCATTTAACGGGAATGTATTACTCTTAAGTGTCGTACCAACTGGTCCCGGATACTTTACTGCAAATGTCGTGGTAGACGGAACTGCTACAACTTCAACTACGTTACCAGCTACTAATGCAACACTTTCATGGCCATTGTTTGCAGAAACGTTTGTAACAGACGTTACCACTAACAAATCACCAACCTGCAATCCATGTGCTGCAGATGCTGTTGCAATTGGATACGACGTACTAGCAGTTAACGTTAACGCAACGGTGCCATTTGTGACTGCAGCGCCGGTTAACGTCTGATCTCCAGTGCCAATTGTAATCCAGTTAGCAAGATCGTCAGATGCTTGCACTGCAAAGTTTGCAGCTGTTACTAACGTAGTTGCAACAGCACAATCAACAATACAGAACATGTCATTACGACTTGCGTGTCCACCAAGTACGGTGCCTTGGTTTGGAATATCTTCTGCATATGGGGCTAATAACCCAGCAGAAGTATTAGTCCAACCACCCCATGCCATAGGACATGATACCAATTGGTTACTAATGGTATTTCCTGTTGGGAACGCTGTACCAGTAAGCGCTGTAAATGACGATGTAAATGCCGTCACGTTTGTTCCGGGTAGTGCAACGTTTCCAACCGATGCACCAAGTACACCCGAACCAAACCGGAAATTCAATTTAAAATCTCTAGCCATTAAAAGTCTCCTTAGTTGACCTTAACTCGGACACGTCCAATTGCACGAGTATGTGGAATCCAAAGACCACATCCCCATTCAAAAAGAATGTTGTGCATGATGCCATTTTCTTGTGATCGACCAAGATTTTCTGGCTTAAATGGCTTTGGTTGCCATCCCTGTACATATCCAGTGCCATAGCGAACAGCATAGATATCTGTCACGCCGGTTTTTTGTGCAGTAGAGCCATCCGACCAAGTAACTCCGCCAGTTAATGCTGCTTGCGTCTGGTTATTATCAATGACTGATGTTAAACCGTCGGATTTACGACCAACTACGCGAATTTTAGCATTCTTGTACATTTCAACCGGTCGATCGTAGTTATCTTGAGTAACATCAAAACCACTACCAATACCCATAACACGAATTGCCGTTTCCATGACGCGCTTTGCTTGTTCGGAAACATACAAGATAATTCCATCACCATCAGGTGAGTTCATGTTGTCAAAAAGGTTTTGCAAATCATAAATCATACGGTTTGCAGATGCAGGTGCAGAAGATGTACCACCAAGTAAAGTTGCCAACGTAAGATCAGCAGCGGAATAAATTGTCATATCCGATGCCATATCAAATTGCGTTGGGTTACTTAGACGATAACGCAAACCGGGAAAACAATCTGGGCTGTTACCGGGAGCTGTGTTAGTTGGGTCGTTGTTAATGAATTTATCATTAAAATCATACGCAAAACCCTCTAAGAACATCTGCACCTGAGCATCAACAGGATCAATAATATTATTGGGTTGATCTAATAAGACCTTATCAATTGTGATCTTGTTGCGCAGTAAGAACATCTGCTCTTCATACTGTTTTGGCTTACCCTTAACTGCTTGTGGTTCTGAGTTAATACCAGTCCAGTTTGGCAGTGGAATACCAGAGTTGGTATACCGCATACCAATCTGACGTAACGACGGCGATGTATAAAATGGAATATCTTTAACAGCATTCCATGTCTTATGCAAACTCTTGGTAATTTCTTTTACAAGCGGATCATTAGATAAAATCGCCTGATCAGCTAATGTAAGTGCACCATTGAAATCAATAGCCATTTCTTAGCTCCTATAAACCATTATTGTTTCTGCCGATACCCATTAATCTTGAAAATACTCCACCAAATGATTTAGCTGGATTAGGATCTTGAATTACTGGTTGTGCAGATTCAGAAGTGTCGATCGGGATTGGGGCTTGCTGTTGTGCTTCAAACATCGCTGCCAATTCTGGCACTAACGACTCAGCCATATTAGCTAATTCCGTATGTACGTACGATGCAGCCTCAATAGGATCAAGTCCACGCTGAACAAGATTCTGAACAATCTTCTCGCCACGTCTAGCATATGGATAATCGCGAAACGCCTGATCTAATTGTTGTGCGCGTCGCGATTCTTCTACTTGACTGACTAATTGCTCGTATTTTAAACGTTGAATCTCTAAATCGGCAGAAATTACAGCAGCGTCTTCGGACAAGACATTTGCTTGTGCCATTTCCGCATATTTTTGCCTAATTTGGTTTTCAACATTTTGCTCTTGTTGTTTGGCCCACATGCTACGTAAATCTTCACCAGATTTGTAGCCATCGGCCTCAAGCGCTTGAATGATGTCAGCCCATTTTTCGTAATTAGACGCAACTTCTTTTGCAGCTTTAGCTTGCTCATTTACTTCACGAAACCTATCGTATGGGACATTTTCGGGAGTTTTCTGAGCGGACAACGTTTCAGTAATACGTTGTCTTACTAAATCTTCATTAGTGCTTTGCTGCGAACTGATGTCATCTAACCAAGACCAGTCTAGTTCTTCTGTTTGATTGTCAGTGCTATTTAACGCCGATGCACTCTCTGTTTCCGTGGCGCCGGAAACGCTATCAATCAATGCTTCACTAAAACTGCGCGTGTCTGACGCCTCGGCTGGTGAGTCCAAGGTACGTGTCACCATCTCTTCAGACATTATAACTATACTCCTTTATTTTCCGTGTTGCTAGATTCTTGTCCAAAATCATTCATTGCGTATTGCTTTCCTATGTCAACCATTGCGTAATCTTCATTAGATTGCGCCTCAAGGCCAGCCTTGGCTGTTGCTAATGCAATATCTGCCTCAAGTTTTGCCGCGATTTGAGCCTTCGCCTTTTCAATCTCAATTTGCGCCTTAGATTGTTCAATTTGTAAATTAAACTGAAGAATTTCGTTTTGCTTTTGCGATTCAGCTGCTTGTGCTTGTTGTTGCATCATCATTTGTTGTTGTTGAGCTTCTGCCATTTTTTGCTCTTGCTCATCTAAATGATCTAAAATTTTAGTTGTTTCTGGCATATTTACTAATTGCACAAACAACCTATTT